AACTTCTGGTCCATTTAGTTCAAATAAAGAATTATCAACAGAGGTTCCCAATAAATTATTGAAGAACCTCTCACCAATACGAGTTCTGACTAAGTTAATAACAGATTTTTTAATTGCATCCTCATTTCTTAATATAAGAATGTCATTTGTCACTGGATGTCTAGAAAAAGACAAACTAATGTCCTTAAAACTTCTAGAAATACTAAGCATTTAAACAATGAGTATATTTAATATATCTATAATACTTTTTAAATCATTTTTCCGTATGTTGGTTCAGTTCCATAATCCCAATCATCATAATCTTCATCATTTCTAATTCTTTCGTGCAATTCAGTTTGTTTTTTTAGATTATGCTTTGGAGCATTATCGTGCATAATCTCTTGAATTACTCTCTTTGGTTTTTCTGTATCAATATCAGTGATGAGTCTTGTAGTCCCCCACATTTCTCTCATATAATTTTTGTCTCGATCGACTTGGTAAAATGACATTTTAGATCCTCTGTTTTTAAATTTAAAAACAGAACTTTTAAGGAGGTTTCTATCTCCTTAAACTATTTAACGATCTAACTGACGAAGTTTATAATTTTTGGAATTAAAATACTTCAACAATTCTAGTGCAACTAATTTTGGATTTCCTTCACCACAAGTATAAACATCTATTGCAATACAACCTTCCTCAGGCCAAGTATGACAAGAAACATGACTTTCTGAGAGTGCAATCACAATTGTAAGACCTTGAGGATGAAAACAGTGCTGAAAAATATTCAAAATTGTCATTCCAGCACGTTGAATGCCACGTTCCATCACCTTCTGAAGAGCAATACCATCATTCAGAAGATTGTGTTCTACATCATAAACCTCCAAAAGAAGGTGATTGCCCATCGAAAACTGTTTCAATTCAATATCTTTGGTAAAAATTTATTTATTTTAATTTAAATTTTTAATTTCGTACATATAATGATCGGATGTTTCGATTTTTCTTTTATTTTCAACCGAATACACAGTTAAGTCAATTTCATATCCTGGATTTTTGTCGATTCTATTAAATGTCCAGGCATTATCATACCAAATAATACGATTATTTGGATATGCATAGTAATTTCCAGTTTCTACCTTGAATAAATGAGCACATTTATGTTCAGGAGTCTCTGAAAAATTAAGATCAGTGACTCCTTTATTTTCCCATGACCAATCAAGAGTAAACATATAACTTCCAATCACCCTTTTTCCATCAGGACGAATTAATTCTGCTTGTAATCCAGCGAGACGAGCACGTTTTTGAACATCAACATACGGAGAAAAGCAGTCCCAGTACATAATATCCTCTAGAGGTTCTATTTCTGCATCTGATTTCCAACAAAAGGCGTGAAGAGGTCTACGAGTCCAATTCACGCCATTTTCAAGGAATGCTTCAAATAAAGGGACTCTTTTTTCAATACTGGCAACACAATGTACATCACATTTAGTTACTTCACCGTGACCCTTTTTGTGATTAAAAAGAAATTCATTACGAATATAACAGGACCAATCTGGAAGACTGTGATTTAGATAAGCCATTATTTACCGTCCTTGACCTCGATACTTTTTACGTGCCACATTACGACTCGTAGCAGAATATTTAGTATTCTTACCATTACCTTGTCGAGTATTTTTTGGAACACTCGCAATCTGCATATCCTTTCGACTCTTTTGCGCCATTTTTAATTCTCCAACTAACGGTTTTATAAGGGGGTTTTTATAAAGTCTCTCAAGCCAATAAAAATGCCTCTATAAGACAATAAAAACCTCATAGAGACATTCTATCATAACGTTTTAAAGAAGGTCAAGAAAGACCTTCCAGACACTTATCAGATGATTCGTGTCTTTTCGTGTCCAACACGAATCAAAGGATCACACCAAATCTCATATCCTTGTTCTTTTGCATCCAGACAGAATGAAACATCCTCTCCACACATATCTTGAACCTCTCCAGATTCAAAAACTTGCATCTTCGGTGCAAACCAAGGATACTCAAGACTTTCAAATACTCCTTTCTTAATCAATACCCATCCAAATCCAGTATAATCAACTGTAAATGGTTTACGACGTTTCTGAATCGTATCTAGTGTCTCGTGATTCATTACACCACCAGACTTTCGGAAATCATCTTCTTCCAACCAATGTGCAACAGACGTGGTGTGACCATCCTCAGTGCAATACCATCCAGCAGCAATATCCTTATCCATTGCAACAAGACGATAGAACTTCTCAGTGTCAAAGACAATATCACTGTCAATCCAGAGTTGATAATCATACTGCAATTTACCATCCCAAGGAATCTGCTTGGGTCCTCTGAGTACATTCGCACCAAGTACCTTGCATCGTGCAAAGTTTACCATTGAAGAATAATCTTGACTAATCTGAATACTTGCACCACTCTGTACTAAATCAAAACAAAGTTGTACGAAGTTCTTCAAATAAATGTAAGATACTCCTCGTCCAGGAAGACAAAAAACAATTGACTTCCCACGAATCATTTCTTTTGCTGCTTCTAAATTAAACTCTCCTTCCACAGGTCCTGTGGGAAGTTTTGCTTTTACTGTAAATCCTTTAGCCATAAAATAATTTTTTCTCGATACTACATGATTTTACCACAGCAACTCATTCATTGCAATGGTCTTCGTTTTTATTTAGATGTACTTCAATATCCTTATCATTCCCCCCAGAAGTCCATACAAGTCCTCTGATCATTTTCAGATTTTCCTGTAAATCACTCTGTGGCACCTGACTTAATATTTCATTGCCCTTAACTGAAATATTATACGTATTCATCCTCTTCTATCTTTCGGAGTAAATCTTCAATCTCTTCTCTTAAACTATCATTGATCACCAATATTTTATCAGTATCTAAACGATGCTGTATCGTATCAATCAATAAGTCTTTCTCATAATCATCAAAATCTAATTTCATTGTACTTTCAGGGCATTTTTTATTATATATCATTCTTAATATTCAACAACAAGTCCCCAAATCTTTATATTATTACTTCTTGCATTAGAAAGATTCCTAGCAAGATCATTTATTGTTTGATTTTTATTTTTTGTTTTACTATAAACTAAGTTATAATTTTCATTTACCCATTCTCTCAAATTTTTTCCCTTCCATATTTTTCCAGTTAATGTATCCGTAATTGTATATGTCTTGCAATTTGGTTCAGATGCATTCTCAAATCTACTAATCCATCTCAAATTTGTATAATGATTGTTAAGTTTATTTCTATCAATATGATCTATCTCATTATATTCACAAGGATTGTCTACAAATGCTTTGGCAACTAATTGATGTATTGACCTTATAATTTGTTGATAGTTTCCATCACTATCCCAAATTGAAATATTCACGCATTGATATTGATGCTCTGGATATCTTGGGTTGCCCCTAAAAGAAGGTTTTAAATATATTAATCCATTTTCATCAATCTCTCCGTATTTTCCAGTTCTATCATATTTTCCAGGTCTGCGATATGCTCTTCCATCCTCAGTAATATAATATCCAGGATATTCAGTTTCTTTCATCCCTTTTGGTATTTTTACCTGGGGATAATTATAAACTACTTTTTGTTTTGGAACTGCAATTGGCATATTCCATTGCTCTCTGGGTTTTTTCATATAAACCCACTTCCCATCCTTTTTTATATACTTAAAACCTTTCGCATTTGTCCTAATTGTTCCTTCTGAGTAATTCATAATTTTATGTGGACCTTTTTGGAGAAATTTTTTTGCTGGAAATTTTTTTATATTTAAGTGTATTTGACTGCCAAAAGCAAGACTGTGTAGACTACAGGGACCCATTAAAATTATATACGGGGGCAACGGTTTATAATAAGAATAACAAACAACATAAAATAACTGTCTATTATAATAAACGAACAATAACGAATACTTTATATTCATTACTGTGTTATTAGAATAACAAACTATATGGGGGGTGTTGCTATAACGAACGGGCACGATATAAGTCATTATACAACACTGTCAGATTCAAATACGAAACTGTATGGGGGGTGGTATAAATGACGAAGTGCTTCTAAAGTATAAGATATGGAGACTACAAGTTTGTACACAGTTCTGTGTACAACGAATAGTATAGCACAGGACTGAAAGAATTACAAACTATATGGGGGGTGTCATATAACACTACTGTTGTATTGTTATACTATAAGACGAGCATATACTTATACTGTGAGTACAACGAAGTGCTATAACGAACTGTTATGTATAACGAACTCATAGGACGAAGGAGTTTATAACACGAATAGTTTTCCACAGGGTATAACGAACTCTGTGGAATATAACGAATAGTTTTCCACAAGTTTTCCACAGGTTTTGAATAGTTTTCCACAGGGCAATTCTTATAAACCCTTGCAAACACTACAAATCATTATAAACCTGTGGAAAACTATTCTGTGAAAATCATTACTTTCCCCTATAGGAAATGAATGAAACCTGTGGAAAACTATTTTTCCACAGGCACGAGACTTATAAGAATTGTCGAGATTCTGTCAATATGTGTTGTGCCAGTCCTAGGAGTGTCTGTGTGCCCTTGACTTTTTATGGGGTTTATGGTATAATGCGGGCTTAGACAACAAGAACTAGAGGGGTTTAGAGAAGCATAAGAACAAGAACTAGAGGCATTTATAAGTGTCTAGACAGGTTATAAGAACCTTTATATAACACTATCATTATAACACAACAAAACACTCAACTATGTTTTTTAATACATTTAATTTAATTATCAATTAAAACATTCTTACATATCAAATGATAATTATCTCTTATGCTTGAGTGTTAATCTCTTCCATCTGATCTTCATTGATTCAATGTAATCAGTTGTGATTGAATATCTTCAATCTCATTTACATCATCATACTCTGCTAAATCTACTGGATGAAACTCATTCAAATTGATTGTATTATCAGTATAGATCGGAGCATAGAATAGTTCATACTCTTCACCTAACTTATAAACACAACCGTGATCTTCTTTGTGTAGGATAATCATTTCAGTTTTGTTGGCAGAGTTTAATAGCATCAGTAATCGAAGTAGTCAAATACTTACAATCACCATTGGTGTTACATACGGCATAAACTTTTTGTTGAGTGTTAATGTCGTAAGTGAAACGGATAGTCATTAGATCAGTTAATGAATTGATAAAAATCAGGCACCGAGAGAATTAAACTCGTGACAGTGCGTCAGTTTTTTGCTTCGGATTCTGTGTTTGTTTAATCCAGGTGGAAGTTCTGCGAGAATAAACTTGTGAAGGAAGTTTAGATTTGCCCTGAACTTCATTGATGAGTTCAATGAAGTGAATAAAGAATTGCCTCTCCATTCGTTGCTCGGTGGTCATTGCTTGACTCTGAACTTCGTTCATCATAGCACGGATCTGGGGGTTTGTCAAGGGGTCTACGGTTCTTCTACCTATCAGCATCCCTGATGGGTATGCTGGACTCAGATGAGTTCGAGATTATCTACAATCTCAACCCAATAACATTTTTTATTTTCTTCATCTTGTGTAGATTTTACAAGATTCTTTTTGACAAGAGAACTCAATACACCAGCACAAACTCTTGGATTATTAAATGGATCAAGTTCATGTAACCATCCACATTTGGGTTGGTCCATTCCTTGTGAAATGGAATTGTAAAGAAGTTGTTCTTTGTCAGTGAGTTTCATCATTAAATCAAATCAGAGTTGAGACAGTACCCACATCATCGCAGATACTTCCTGTTTAGTATTCCAAGGACAAACGTCTTCAGTCATATTTCCATTCGGTCGGAAGATTGCAACTTCATAAGTGTTCTCATTGATATTACCATACAATCCACAATTCGGTGGACCAGCAACTACACTAATCTCCCAACCATTCTCAAACTTATACCTTGCACCAATCGCACCAGGAATACCATTCAGATGCGGTTGAAATTGAAGAAGATCAAACATTTGGAGTTCCTTTATGTGTGAGAGTATTATATCAAATAGAATGAGGAAAACTCACTTCAGTCCAAGGAAGAGTTTTCAGTTCTTCATCGGTAAATTGAATACCATCATCAAGTCGTGCTTCATTCTTATAGAGATAGAACTGCTTAAAATTAACAACAGTCCCTCTCAAATCCCCATCTTCATCTACTTGATAGACAAGCACATCACAAAACTTATTGCGGTCCCAGGTGAGAATAGTACATTTGCGAATAGGTGCTTTTTTTCCCTCAACATCACCATAAGATGGAATGGGATAATCAGTAAAGGCATCAAGCATTTGGAGTTCCTTTGTGTCTCTGTATTATAGGGCATCCAGTGCCCCATTGGGGAGTGTAGTGTGCCACTAAAACAAGTGGCACATCCCAACCTTAGACTCACACAGTTTGATGAGACAATGCATATTTCACAATCTCAGTGCGATTGTTCTTATACTCAAGAATCAAATCTACAACATTTCGCAAATCATCAGGTTCAACTTCTTCATCATTCTCAATTGCTGCAAGTTCATTGAAAATAGAGGCAACCTCAAAATCACTATTAAACAAAATATCTCGGTGATTATCAATTTCCAGATAATCATCCACTGCATCAGAACTCAAACGACAAGGAATATCAGGTGATAGCATACCCAACGTTGCAAGACGTTCAGCAGCACCAACTACCCACAGAACTTTGCACTCATCAATTGAAAGATTGCGATTCATTGTATTAGGAATAAAGAAGAAAAAAAGAGAAAGGGATGTTTAACTCACACCCCACAGAGTTGTTTTGCCACAGAACCAGATGCTTGACGGTTCAAAGAAACACCAGCACCTACGTTTGCACCAGAATAAGCACCAGCACCACTAGCACCATTCATCTTCTTGGAACGTCCGAATCGCATCGTGGAGAGTTTATTCTTCACTGCATCGGCATCATCGTGAACTCGATTCTCTGCGAGTTTCATTTCCTTCAGACGTTCCGCAACTTTATCTGCAAATGCCTTACGGAAATTAAGTTTGAAACTACGAGAGATCACAGTTCCTTTGATGTCGCACATAATCTTTTCTGCTTTATGTGCAACTTCTGCCTCTTTCTCCATCACCTGAACAAGGTAATCATAATAGAGTCGCACTTGGATTTGTTGTGCTTCACTACCGATGATTTGCAGAGACTTGGAATCACCATTCTTCATATATGCTTTTGCATCATAGAAGTTAGCAATCGCATTAGCAAGAGTGGTCAGTGCAACATTGATTCTCTTGAAAGAAACAAACTCTTCATCAAGAACTTGAGTTTCAGTTGCTTCGATGATCGTAACACCATACTGCTTGCACAGTTTATCAATCATCTTAGCAGCAGCATCTGCCTCACCCTCAAAAGAAGTTCCATTCTGAAGTTTCAGGATGGATTGAATCTTTGCGATGACTTGCTGACGATCCATTAGGTTCCTTTGCTTGTGTCTCTGTATTATAGGGCATCCAGTGCCCCAGTGGGGGACATTAGGGACAGTTCAGAAACCGTCCCTCTCAACACTGGACTCAGGCAGAGATAGCATAGAGTTTGTTGAACTCATAAGCACCATCTTCACTCTCAAGTGCCTGATAAACAATCACATTCTCACCAGACAATTCAACACTCCAATCAAGTGCATCTTCTCTTGCATTATCAAGATCATCATACCATTCGGCATCAATCAGATCAAAAGAAACAGGGCAGGAAAGAAACATTGGAATTAAAGAGTAAATGAACTAGAATTAAACTCAGGCAGCAACTTGTTCGGTCACTTCCTCATTCTGAACTTCGGTGTTGCTCTCATCAGGAACAATCACATTCAGAATATCCAGAATATCATTTCCAGTCTGACCCTTGCGGAGCATACCGAGCATCACATCACGAGAGAAATCAACAGTCATTTTAAGAATAATAAAGTAAGTTGGACGTTTGTGAGAAGTGATGAGGTTTGATAACAGCATACTTGCCAAGATGTCAGTTGACGTTATCGAGGTGGTCTTATTGCCTCCCTCACCACCCCTTTAATATAGCACTTTTTGGGGTCTGTGCTCTTTTAGTGTGCCACCAGAACAAGTGGCACATGGTATCATTGGACTCATGTGGGACAGATGTAAGAATCAGGCAGATTCGGAGATTTCAACATAATCAAGGGATTTTACACACCAACCAGTGTCATCAGAAATGACATCAGCAAGTTCATCTTCATCATAAACTTCCCAAACATCATCAAGAACTGATTGAACAACTGCAACTTGTTCATCATAAGGAAGTTCTCCAGAAGAATCCTCAAAATCAAATTCAATATCAGTCAGTTTGAGTAGCATTGTCATACAGTAGCAAATGGATTGGCAAGTTGTGGAATCGTGTTGAAGTCTACAACCTCATAAGGAATTGTGTGATTGAGATATTCTTGAATCTCAAGGTGCATCTCAACCCGATTGAGAAACTTCTTAGATTGAGTCTTACCCATAAAGGTAAGAGTTTTCAAACACCACTCTTTTGATACATCACCAAAAGGTGTTTTGATGGGGTAGAAATCTACCACCATTGAACCGTCTTTAGATTGAAGTCTCATAGTTCAGAATTGAGTGTCAAAAACAAAACCATCAACATAAACACAATCGAGATTGTCAAAGGTAGTTTCCCAGTCAATCTCAATAAAAGCAGGGAAATCAACAGAATAACAATCAGTTACGAATTGTTCTGCATAATCTCCTTTAGATACATATCCACCACCACGGAAAGCATCTTCAAACTTCTCTACATTGTCAATGCCAAACTCTTCAATGAAGATGTCTGCTGCCCTATATGATTGAGATTCACCAATCTCAACATATTTTACATAATACTGCACAAGGTTATCTTCACCATACTCAGCAATGAAATCATAGATGTCATCTTGAGCATAATTTTCAGATACAAGTCCATTGATGAACTCTACAGTGGATTCTTTGAGTTGAACTTGTGTTTCGGTCATTGGTTTCTCAACCTTCAATGCAATCATTGTAGCACCTCAGCAGGGGGTTTGGGGGATGTAGTGTGCCACTAGAAGAAGTGGCACATCTTAACATTGGACTCATCAAAATTGTTCTTTGATTAGTTTAGAAAGTTCTTCAAAAGTAGAACCTGAATCGTTCAGATTGGCAATCTCATCGTGATAGAACCAATCATCTTCATCATCCTCAGGTGAGACATCAACTCGCACTTGAGGATTCTTGAATGTCATTCCTGCCCATTCTCTTACAGAGTCTGGCAGAAACTCACTCTCTCCATCAAAATACCAATAGTCCATTCTATCTGGAGATTCCTCATCAGAGTTTTCTGAATAACCCTTGAAGTCCCATTCTTTATTTTGTTCTTGTGCATACAAATCACAGAGAACACCAAGGCAACAATAACCTTCGGCACCTCGGAGTTTCTCACTACCTTGTTCGTATTTGCCAGAAAGCAGTGCGTCAATCCACTTTTCTTTGACTTGGGGATTCATTTTATTCATTAGAGTCTTCATTGAAGTCAAACCATTCATAAAGAGAGTTAGTTACACCATCTATGATATTATCTACAACAGCATCCTCGTGAGGATTCTCAACGTGTTTGTGGGCACGATTGTATCCATACCTCACACCTTCTTCAATTGCTAATTCTAATACTTTGCGAAAGTT